CACCGGCTGGCAAGGTTATGACAACCTGGAGAAGCGTTGTATGCAAACTATATCGAAGATTGTGTTGGGCCATGGGGATGCAATGGATTCTGTACCCGGTAAACTGGGTGCAGGTAATGGAACTGGGGGCCCAGTTGCCGAGGCCATGGAAGACAAGCAAACAAAGGATGGGCGGTTCATATCGCCATTAGTAAATAGGGAACTTATGCCGCGCCTGCGCGACCTTGGGGTAACCAAAGCACCGGAGGAATATGTGTGGAGGCTGAAGAATGACGATGAAACAGCGGAGCAGCGCAAACGCGAAGATGAAAGCAATGCCCAAACCGCCACCATAGCGAAGACTATGAAGGATGGCGGTCTGAAAATGGATGCAGTATATTTCACCGACCGTACCGGCATACCTGCGGAGGCCGTAGAGGAACCGGCACCGGTAGCGCCGGGTGCCCCAGGAACTCCCAACCCGCAAAAGTTGAAAAACAAGATGGAGGAGCTGTATGGCAAATAGCGACTTAATACTGGGTGTATTTAACGGCAAGTATACCACGAGGAAGCTACCTAAAAGCTATTATCGCGGCATAAGCTCCGCGTTAATGGATCAGGTAAAAAAGGGCATAGGCGGCGATAAAGCGTACGACACGCTGTTATCTGACTTAAATGATAATGCCCAATTGTTTGCCGCTGCCAAAACGTACCAGCTTACCGCCGAATTGCAGCAGGCTGCCCAGGGCGTTAAATCGTTCAAGGATTTCGATACCATAGGTAAGGGTATCATTGACAAATATGACCGTTGGGGGGAGGCGGAGGATAACACTGCGCTGCAACAAACCATACAGGCGAAGCAATGGGAGATAATAACCAACGATAAGGATCTCTTCCCTATACTTGTTTACCGCACTATAGGCGATGCCTGCCTTATATGCCGACCGCTTGATGGGTTGGCGGCCCCAGTCGGTTCGCCTATATGGCGCAGGGTATATCCGTGCAACCACTATAATTGCTATTGCATTGTTACCCAGGAGGTAAGTGGTGCGGTAGCACTTACTAACAAGGAAGATGCAAGGATGTTAGTGGATGCCAGCGGCAAGTTAATGTCGCCGGTTTTCCTTAGCAACCCAGGCATAACCAGGGAACTATATACAAAAGAACACCCGTATTTTGATGTACCAAAAGAAGATCGTAAGTTTGCGAAAGACAATTTCGGATTACCAATAAAATAAATACCACATGGAAGTAATCAATAGCCTATTTGCATTTCTTTCAAAATTAGTTAAATGGTGGTTCGTTGTCATGCCATGGGAGCAAGCTATAAGAGTTAGGCATGGCAATAAGGTGGCAGTACTAAAGGAGGGAATGTATTTCAAGATACCGTTCATAGATTCGGTATATATTCAATCCATCAGATTGCGCACGGTAGATATACCTATTCAGACAATATCTTCTAAGGATGGCATTACGGTAACAGTAAAGGCGTATATAGCATATAGCATAGCTGATATATTTCTATTATACAAGACGCTATATCATCCCCAGGCAACCCTTAGCAGTGTCGTAAATAGTTCTATATCTGGCTATATAAGGGAAAATGAAATATTGAATATATCGCCCAATACTATAGAATCGATAATAAATACCTCTATAAATGGGGCACAATATGGGTTACAGGATGTGTCTGTAAAAATTACAACATTTGCAGTGGTGAAAACATTTAGGCTAATACAGGATAGCTCTACCAGCTATCACGAGGATTTGAAAATGGAGGAAATTAAATAAAACTAACATGAAACCAGGATATTACTGGGCTATAGTATTCGGCGATGAAATGATCGTGCAGGTAATAGATGCATTTGATGGGTTTCACGAAGTAAAGACTTTTATGTATGGCTGACAAGACCTGGATGATGTAGAATTCTTACATACCGAACCATTACAATATGTCAGATAAATTCAGATTCGATTTAATACAGAAGCAATTCAAGACTGGAAGCCTAAATGCAATGCGCGAAATAGCTATGGCCAATAAGAATTTCTTCTTGAAATCGTTCAGGGAACAGAAATGGGAAGGCAAACAATGGCAACAAGTTAAACGGCGCATAAAAGGTACAAAGGAATACGAATACCCAAAGAACAAGGGCCTGCGCCGGCGCACCCGGCCAATACTTGTGGGCAAGGGGACGTTAAGGCGTGCTGTTAATGCCAGCATACGGCAGATATTACCCGCTAAGGTTACGTTCCTTGTTCGGTTGCCATATGCCGCAATACACAATGAAGGGTTGAAGATGAAGAACGGGCAGCAGATGCCAAAGCGGCAATACATGGGTCAGTCGAAAGAAATGCACATTAAAAACATTGACATAATCAAGAAATATGCAGACAAATCTTTTAGAAGTAAGTGATTATTGCATAACCAATAACAAGGCCCTGGATATTGTTGCAGCAGCGGTAAGTTTTAATCGAAAATATGGCACCAAACAGTTGGCGGCATGTGTATTAAAACCTACGGCATTTATGCTATATGTAAAGGGCATAGAGGTGCTGCAAAAAAAGGAACTTACGCAGGATGAACAGCAGAACATAACATTCGAGGGCGTTAAGGTACTAAAGGGAAGTTATGCGCAGTTCGATTTCATGAGACAAGAATATATCCAGAATGTAGTTAAATCGCCGGTAGGCAAAATAACATGGCAGGCATAAAATCGCCAATACTGGACGTAATGACGCAACTCCGAAATACTATGCCGGAGTTGCAAACAATTAGGGTATTCAACGACCAAATAAACCGGGAGCGAGAAGGCAAATATCCTAATTACGCAAAGCCTGCGGCATTCATTGAAATATTGGCAGATATAGAATGGGGGCAATTAAGCGAAGGAGTAAGCTCCGCAGATCTGGGTTTCCGAGTGCATATTGTGCATGAATTCTACGATGCGCAGGATGGTAGTTTCGAGCAGGACCTAGCCATATTCGATCTGCGCGATCAGGTAATTGCAACCCTTATGCTGTTTGAACCTACAGCCTGCGGGGCAATGCAGAAGATAACAGAGGTGCCGGATTATGGGCATGACAACCTGTATGTGTATATGGTTGATTTTGCCACGCATTTTATAGACGACAAAGGCATTAAGCCTACCATAACCGCCACTGGTGTGCAACCTGTAATAAATGCCACCTTTGACGATCCTAAAAACTACATAATACCCCATTAATGGCACGCAGTATTGACACAATACAGAAGCAGATTATTGATAGCAAGAATGCCGACCCGGTGTTAAGTACCCGGTTAACCAGTACTAGCAAGAGGGCAATATGGCGCTTGTGGGCGTTTATTACAGCCGTGGCCATTGGCCTGCTGGAACAGGCCATAGATATAATGGTGGCAGTAATAGAAGCCTTTGTAGCAAAGGCCAGCCCTGGTACGCCACCATGGCTACAGGATCAGGCATTCAAGTTTCAGTATAGTAGTTCGACACCGCAGGTAGTGCAACTTATTAATTTCGCCCCGGTTTACCCGATAGTAGATACCACATTACGCATAATTACACGGTGCAGCGTGACCACCGATGTAAACAATACAGTTACCATAAAGGTAGCAAAGGGTAGCACGCCTCAGGCGTTAGCAAGTCTGGAGTTATCCGCCCTGCAAAGTTATTTCAATGTAATGGCCGTAGCGGGTGTATCCTATAACGTAGTATCTAATCCACCGGATCGCCTATATGTAGATGCCGATATATATTATACAGGGTTATATGCATCGGTTATACAAACCAACACTATTGCGGCTATAAATGCCTATATTGCTGGCATACCCTTCAATGGGCGAATACGTGTGAGCGACCTGGAAATAGCCATTAAAGCAGTTTCGGGCGTAGAAGATGTGGTGTTTAAGAACGTAATAGCCAGGGCAGCAGCAACGGCATACGGTTCGGGCACTGCCCTGGTAATAGGCAATACGCTGGCGAGCCGGTTCTGGCCTACCCTGGCCGGTTATGCCATCAGCGAAGACACGGCCACGCATACGCTGGCTGATTCACTTAACTTTATACCACAATAACATGAGCGGGTACACATTCTTAGAAACGGCAGGGATGTTAAGCCGGGCAGCCCTAGCGGGGTTTGGGCAGGCTACAGAAAAGAGTATAGCAGATGCGGCCAAATTAATGGCACTGGATGGGCGTGGCACATACGAGGAATGTGAGGATGCCTGCATAAAATACCTACTAAGCAATAGCAAGGAAACGAATGCCCTGGCCCTTAATATGGCCCTGGACAAGTACAGCCAGCCCATGCGCCCGGGCCCCGACCTGGCCAAAAATCATAAAACTGCTGGGCAGATTATGTATGGCCGGCAGGTGGTTAAAAGTAGCAAGGGCAAACATGGCAGTAACTTTACACCAGCCAAAAAGAAACGGAAGAAATGAGCATATACGACATAGATTATTCAGGTGTAGGCAACCAATTACTGCCACCAGATAAGCGAGGCAATTATATGCGAGCATGGGTGGCAACGCTATTAAAACCTTTGCAATACCTGCGCGACCTGTGGTTGGGTGATTACCGCACCGGCAGCACAGCGGCCCCGTTCTTAATCAGTACCACATATAATACAGGTGATCGGGTATTGTTCAAAGCATCGGTATATGAAAGTATCGTAGATGGCAACTTGGGGAATCAGCCGCCTAATATCGCCTATTGGGTGCGGGTGCAGGATAATTTCATAGGCGTATATGAGCGGGTGCAGTATAACGGAAATGTGTTACTTTTGACGTACGCGCTTAATAAGTACTTTGGCACCACCTTTCGCCAGCCTAACAGTGTAAGTGATATATATTTGCAGGCTATACCAAAACCACAGAATGTATTCGTGGTAGGTTGGACGGAAAGAGAAAGCAGTACGGTGTATGCAAACAATAGTACGGAGTTTATAATAGATTCATATACCTTTAGCAACTACTTTAACATGATTATATGGGTGCCGTTGGCCGTCTTTAATGCGCTAGACACCGTTGTTGCTAATCGCGAAAAGATAGTACGTAATTTTGCCGACCGATATGTGGTAGCTGGCATAATTTATCAGGTTAAAACATACTAAAAAAACATGCGAAATTTAGACGTATCGGCTGTATCGCCAAGCATTGGCCTGCCGGTTAAATCTGGCACAATCATCCATTTACAGAATGCCTATATAGAAGCGATTGGCGAATCTATAAAAGGACTAATAGGTCCCGGTTATAGTCCCAGCGTGCTTTATATATTGCAAGGAATGGTGAATAGCGGCAGTGGTGCCAACTATATAATCAGTTCCGGAAGTTGCTTCTTTAATGGTGTTATGTATATATGCGATGGCGCTAATATTACACTATCTGGCAATGTAGCCGTATGCAACATAACGACTACTTTCTTTTCTGCGCCAAACGCGGATGGTGTGCAGTTTACCGATGGCAATGTGCGTAATATACATCAGATTAACAAAGTTACAATTGCCCCAGCCCTTGGCGGTAGCGGTATAGCCAATTATGTGGATGCGCAGCGCATAAGCACTAATATACCGCAAGTAAACATAACCAATGGTACAGGCATTGGGGTAAGTGGTGTGTATCCAAATATAGCCATTACCAATACCTTGCCTGCCACTAACAAAGTATTAGCGCGAAGAAAGGTAACAATAGGAGATTTAAACACAACCCCTACAGATACATACACGGCATTGTTGTCAGGTAGCACCAACGGTTTATCTGCATACGTGCATACGTTTCCGACTGCGATGCCTACTAGTAACTTCTACATACATGCACAGTTCGGCAACCAAGGGCATAACGATTGGGGCGGGTTCAATGATAACTTTATGTGCGTGCTACAGATAGGCGCTAGAAGCACCACGCAATTTTACTTTGCAATAGGAACCACTGCATCGGGCAGTCCCCAGGCAGCAGAATTTGATTATATCATTTATTCCTTAGATTAAAGAACATGGCTACCGAAACAGTATATGGCAAGTACAAGTACAATAACCGGGTTCGCGGAACGGTGAAACCGTCCATAAAAAATAAAATGGAGCAAGATATGGCCATGACTGGAGTAAGCCAATCCAGTATCGTGGCAGCCGCATTAGAGGAATATTATAAAAATAAAACCAAAGCCGAGATCGAAACCCGGCTTTTAAAGTAAAAGAACCCGTCCTGATTATCTGGAATACCAGCTATGCGAAAAAGCTGTAATAATTACAATAACAATAGCCGATACTATAATAAGTCTTACAATTGTGTCGAGCGTAAAGAATCTTTTCATAAAATTGTTTTTTTTGTAACACAAATGTAATACGCGATAATTTATAATCAAAATTTTTTGGGCCAAAACTTTAAAATACTTGTAAGTAGTTGGTAATCTTGTACCATGTATACAGTAGATGCATACGCCGAGGAGCCGATCATGAAGATCGACCGCCATATAGGGTACGACCCGGATGATGGCATGGGCGTAGATGGCCCAACCTTTGCCGCCGAATTGCTGGCACTGGATGCTCAGGGCAAAAAACGTATACAGATTTGGATCAATAGCCCGGGCGGCAAGGTAATGGATGGCTTCGACATATATAGTGCCATCTTGCGCACCAAAACGCCAGTAGATACGTATTGCATGGGTATAGCTGCCAGTATTAGCGCGGTGCTTTTTCAGGCTGGCCGTAATAGGATAATGGCCGATTATGGCGTTCTTATGTACCACAATCCTTTCGGGGATGCCCAGGGCGATGCTATTGATGCCATGAAAACCGCATTGTGTAAGATGGTAGCTAGTCGTAGCGGCATGACAGATGACCAGGTAGGGGATATGATGAATAAGACCACCTATCTGCAAGCTGGCGAGGCTAAACGCCTGGGATTATGTGATACGATACAAGACAGCAGCGGTTTCAATACCAAACGGCTTAATGCTGCCGAAATCAGTAACGACATGCGCGGCTACTGGAAGGAGGCAAACACCATACTTAATAACGCATTCAAAACCGAGCAAAATATGCCCGAATTACAAAGAATTTGCAACCGGCTAAAGCTGGTGCCCCAGGCTAACGAGGACGCTATCCTGGAAGCCATCCAATCGATGGAGAATAAGATGCGCGAAACAGATGCCGCACTGGCTGCTGCTAACGTAAGAATTACCGGGCTGGAAACCGAAAAGACCGGTTTATCCACCACCGTTAATACATTGAAGGCTGAAAAAGAAGCCGCTGAAAAAGCCGCCAACAAGG